ATTGCTTGGGCCTCGTCTCTTACACGTATTCCACGTTGTTTAAAACCTGCAGGAAGATTACTTAACGTTCCCGCATCTAATAACTGACGAAGCGCAGTCGTTGCTGTACGACTTAGTCCGCCAATCATATGAATTAATCCAAAACCGTAAAAACCCATTCCAGGTAAAAATCTGAAATGAACAAAATATTGTATTTTGTTTTTTAATGGGTCTTCTTGTTTGTAATTTCGTCTGATCGATAAAACTTCTCGTGATCCTTCTTCAATCGTCACGATATAAGGAAGTTTGATTCCTGTCGGTTCGCCATCTTTAACATCTTCGAATCCGTCAATGTCTAAATTAACGTGACACTCAAGAATGGTAAACACATCTTCATCTCTTGTTTTTTTAACTCCCTCAAGAGATCTTTCTTTTTTCTCAACTTCTGTTTCTTGGTCATAGCCTGGTTTCAACTCTACATCTAGATAGAAACCGGATACTTGTTTTTTTCTGAGATCGTTCTCAGACATTTTAATAACATGTATAACCGCCTCCGCATCGGCTAATGAGGTAGCCGTATACGGGACAATTAAATCGTCAGCTTGAATAAATTTAGAAACGGCTCGTCCTAAAAGTTCATCGTAATAAACTTTTTTGAAAGCCGATCCTGCTAACGGTAGATAAAAAAGCATTTGATCGAACTCGGGTTCGTACTCTTTCATCACATCCATGAGTTGATAGTTCATGAAGTTCTTAACTCGATTAGACTGTTCTTCTTTTTGTCTATTCGGTGCTCCCAACACTTGAGTCCGTACCGGACCCATTGCTGGAAGTAATTCTTTATAAGCTTGCGCTTGAAACTGGGTGACCGCTTCTGCGAGCACGGGGTGCGTTGCACCACTTGCTCCTTGAAACGGTTGTGTGGGATTCACATACTTGAAACCCAATAGGTCTAAACCTTTTATGTAAGTATCTTCCCATTCTTTACGGGAAGTTTTATACTGCATGTAATTTTCATTTAAATCAGAACCGATTCTGCCTAAAACATCATCGGGTAATAATTCGGCTATATTAGCGTTATGATCTCCACCAGCCTGTTGTTCAGCCGCGGGATCGAAATTAATTTCCGCTCCGCCTTCTTCGTCCATAATAACTTCAGCACCATCGGGTGTGACTTCCGATAGTTTGTCTTCTTCCGTTACAACGATTTCTTCAGGTGCTATGACTTGTTGGTCTACGTTGGGTAGCGCCTTGTCGATATTGTCTTTGTCTGCCATTGATATTCTCCGATTTTAACACAGTTTTAACTTGTTTGAAAGGAACATTCAACCCTTGTGGAAGAGGTCCTCTTAAAGGAGGAATTGTTAAAGTCAATCTTTTAATCGTCATCGTCCTTATATGTCCTCACTTTGAATTCATCATCTTTATCTTTACCCTTCCATTTATCATAAGCCCACATTCCTCCTGTGAGAGCTAGTCCCGGTAATCCCAAGAATCGTGAACCCATTCTCAAAGCTCCTGGGCTCATTCCCATTCGAATAGCTTTAGCTAAGATGCCGGTTGATTTCATACCTTTCGTAGCAAAGTCAGCTCCACTCGCAGCGAACGCAGGTCCAAACCAATTACTAGGATCTGTCGCAATGTCGCTCCAATCCGTTCCCCCTGATCTTTGAGCGGCTACGCTCATAGGTAAAGTGGCTGCTACAGCCAGTGGAGAAAAACTTGCTCCTAAAGCTTTGCCTAATACACCTTTAATTCCTAAAGCTGCTCGCGCTGGACCCACTCCTTTTTCCATAGGTCCTATAAATGCGGGCTGGCCAGGAAGTTTTTGTGGACGAATTGCTCTTCGTTGTTTGTACAGTTCTCCGGCACCAGGGACCGCACCTGCTAAGGTTGCTGCTCCATGTGCTGGCAGTTGCCATTTTAAAATTTCTTGATCAACTTTTGGAGTTTCTTGTTCTACCATAGCAAGCAACATTGATCCTTGTTGTTCTGGATCAGATAAATAAGTTGAATAGTCATCATTTCTAAATTGTTTCACTAAAGGCTCTGCAACTGCACCTAGCGCAGCAACTGCTGCGAGCGGCGCAGCTCTCGCGCCGAATTTACCCAAAGTTCCTAAAAAGGTTGTTGCTGTATTTTTCAATTTACTTAAAGGACCACCTATTTCTCCAGGGAGTGCTGCAATTTTTTCTATCGCTCCGGGTTGTTTTAATTTTGTATTTACACAAGCTGTAAGACCTGTGCCTCCTGTTTGAAATCCTATTCTTCCACCTTCAGCCGCAAATGTTCGTGGACATCCTAAAAAAGTTCCAAGTTGTCTTAAAGCTTTTGGACTGTACTCAACTTCTTTCATGGCCCTGGTTAAATTTTCTTTATTTAAATTTTTAAATTGCTCACTAAATTTAAATCCGCTACTTCTTTCCAGAGCTTTGCTCCAGGAATCAATAACAGTATCGCGATAGCCGGATTTAATATCTAGACCTCGTCCTCTCCATTTATCACCAGCATAAAGACGATGACCTAATTCCCCTAGCTCTTTATCCAAAGAAGCTATTTGAACAGTCTTACTTCGATTAACCGGATTTTCTATCCAGTTCTCCAAAGCTACTTTGGCCTTATTATATCTGTTTGTATCGAGTGATAAATTATGGGCGAATTCAGCATCATTTAAAAGTGCCTTTTTTGCGCTAAGTTTCCCAGCATGGCTGAGATTTTTCCAATAATTATTAATCGATCGATTATGCTCAATTTCAAATTTTAGATTTTCTCTAAGCTTATTAAAATTAAAGTCTTTTTTAGAAAGATCCGCTAAGGGAGTGTAGTTAAATTTTGCATTTGAAGCATCAAACCACATCGTTGCATTTTTTAACAGATTAGGCTGCTGTTTTAACAATTCTCTAAGACCTTTATTACTCAAATCACTTATTGTAGTGTTAAGATTCTTTTTAGAGGCATTAAGTAATATTTTTAAATTTTTTGAAGTATCCTTATAAAGCGGATGTGCATGGGACTGTATTACTAATTTATTTCTCTCAAGTGTGGAAGGAAAAAGCTTAAAATTTGTAAACCTATCTAAAGCGGCTTGTTGAGTCTTATCGGGCTTAGTGAAATAAATATGTCCTAATTTTTCTTTTTGGGTAACTACAATACCAATGCTACCTAATAAATCTTTGAACGATTGAGCTCGGGATATCCTTTGAAAATCTTTTACATTCTTCTCAGTAATTTTTTTAGGTAAAGCCTCTTTTGCATAATGCATCCATGACTGAACGGTCTTATGCGAAAAATTAGTCAAAGGCGCAAATTCTTTTACATTAAGTAGTCCTTTATACGGTAAAGCGTCACGAAAGGCCTTTCTCATTGCAATTTGTTGTTTCTGACTTAAAAGATTATATTTTTCTTTTAAAGGAATCTTTTTTTCCCCAATATTTTTATATTGTTCTTGATATTTAGTACCTTTCCCTAAATACTTTTCAAACCATTCAGGAAAAGCAGGGTTCTCTCTAGTGAGCTTATCCCAAGTCATACGCATAGCCGCGCCACCGCCGATGCCAATTTTAAATACTCCTTTATTTAAACGTAAATTGTAGCCAATGTTAGTGAATAGTCTTCTAATGACCTCATCTTTAGGTAATTTAGCCCATTCTTTAAATCTACCATCCTTCAGTTCCAGTTCTTTTCTATTTTTTATGAACCAATCGAAATATTTTCTAGCTTCCGTAGGATTAGTTAGAATAGGGGTTGGTACCCCTTTTGCATGTTTAGCTCGTCTTACTAAATCTTGCCATGTAATTTCCATTATACCTCCAAGATCCTAGCGAGACCGCCATGAGCAAACGCTGGAATCAGTTCAACATTTTTTAAAATCATTTCAGCAAACTCATCGGGACGGGCTGCTTCTAGATTCACCTGATTTAAAAAGTCATCATAAGCCGACATGCTTTGTCCGTAATATTTTCTCATCATGTCTAAAGGCTCGCCTTTTCCTTCCTTCAACATAAACAAATCTTCAGGCTCAATCTTCAATCTTGTATCTTTTAATAAAAGATTTCTGGCAATCGCTCGAGACATTCCGGTTTTCTGGTTCAAGGCTACATTAAAAGCCTCAATGTCCCCGGGCCCTGGTTCCGGGAGCGCGGACTTAACTTCACGAGGTCTATTGAGTCCCGTAAGTTTATTATAACTTCTTTGTCCAGCTCCAATGTCATTGCTCCTTAGAGTCGTGATCCCTGAACGAATAGGCGTGACGCTTGCCATCGGTAATGTCGGTAATGGAGGTGGATTTATAATTCTTTCAATGCCGGTAAGATTATGTCCTAAAATTTCTGTTTGAATGCCATTGAGTTTGCCGTCTTTCGCCCAGCCGACTGCATCATCGATCGCTGCGAACAACGTTTCCGGTTTCCCGAGATTCGCTTCCGTAGCATTTTCGAGTCCGGCTAAACGGTTCTGGAACAAGGGATTCTTCGTAGGACCCTTTCCCAAAAAACTGATATTGGATCGGGAAACCGCTTTAGCAGGATTCGCTCCAATCCTACTCGCCAAGTCCATTATTAATTGTAATGTAAATCTTTTAGCCATAATAAGTTAAATTCGTACCTCTCTCAATTTTCTTAACCTTGTAATCTTCAGGATGCGTTATGAAATAACTTCCTCTTAAACGCATAAGAGCTTGCGATGTCGAATCCACATAGTCATCATATTCTCCATGCGGGAACGCAGCGCATTCTTCAATTACCTCTTGGGCAAAATGTTCATGCTTAGGGGCCCAAATTTTTCCTGCTTCAAAAAGTGGAGCAATTGAATTCACTCTAACATGTTTATCGTTACCTTTACTAGGGGTAAAGGGCACGACTGGAATTTCCATATTTCTAAGTTCGTGAAGTAAAGGAATTCCTGATGCCTTCTGTTCAATGATAACAACGTCAGGGTTCCAACGTAAATACTCTTCGTGAGCTCTACGTCTTAATTCTGGAAACTCAAACCGACCTTTAACAGCATCCAATAAAATTGCATTTTGACCATTATCTTCTCGATGAAAAACTCCCCAAGTTGTAATGGCAGAATAATCTGCCGTTTCCTTTTTCATAAAAGCCGTATCATAAGATTGGATAATAAAACTCATTTTAGGAGGTCTCTCACTCGGATAGTCTCGCCACCACTCTCTTTTGATAATGGCTCCTTCTTCAGCTGTTGGAGTCTGCATATATTGAGCATTCCATTTCCCAACACTAATAGAAGCTTTGACAGATTCTAATTCATCTCTCTTCCAATACTGAGGCCAAACTGGTTTATCATTTGGTAGAATAGCGGGGAACTCAACCACTTCCCATTGATCAGCTTTAACTGCTCCTTGAGCCTTAATGAGTTGACCCGTGAGATCGTTCGTCGACCATCGGGTCATAACTAAAACGATCCGGCCGCCTGGCTGTAAACGTTGACGGGGTCCGGAGGTATACCACTCGTAGGCTTTGTTAAAGGAGTCTTTGCTTAATAAATCCTTTTCCTTATGTGGATCGTCAATGATTAATAAGTCAGCTCCTCTTCCTGTCATGGCACCTCCTACCCCTACCGCAAAGTACTCACCTCCTTGCGCTGTTTCCCAGCGACCCGCTGCCTTCGAGTCTTCTTGCAGCGAAGTTTCAAAAACCTCTTGATATTCCGGGGAATCGATAACATGCTTAGCCTTACGACCAAATCGTATGGCTAATTCTGCTGTATGGGTAGCTTGAATTATTTTTAATTTTGGATTTTTTCCAATCATCCATGCCGGTAGATAATTAGAAGCAAACTCTGATTTTGTATGCCTAGGTGGCATATTCACGATTAATCGTTTAATTTCGCCAGAAGCGATCTTGTTAAATTTTTCAGAAATAATTTTATGATGCTCGCCCCCTATAAACTCAGGCCAGATGTACTGGATAAAATCTAAAAAATTCTCTGAGACCTTGGTTTTGGTTTCTGTTTGATCAGCCTTTGCAAGAGCATGTAAATACTCCTTCTGCTCGGCTAGTGGTAATTTTTTTATAAATTTTTCGTCTGCGATTATCATATAGAACCGTTTATAAAACCAATACCATGCCTGTCTGAATTAAGCAATAAAGGGTAAAGTTGGGACCCCTATTTTCTTGTTTAAGGGGGTGGGGGTAAGCCCGAAGGGCGGGTGGGCCCGCCCAGTGGTACCTCTATCCGTTTGGGGGTGGGCCCGCCCCTGATTAGCTCAGGCGTGAGCCATGCAATAATAACATGGGAGATTATAAGATTTAGCTTGACATGATATGGGAACAAGGCGGCGTTAGCCGCCTTGCCTGTTTAACTTATTGGGATAAGTTATTCGGTTGAGTTATGTTCTGATTGTCATACTGTTCTTTAGTAATTGGTATGCGTTGACCAAGTAAATCATTACGAAAGAAATGACTATTGTTCGGTCTATTATTAATATGATCATAGTTATACGTATAATCTTTATACCAAGCTTGATCGCATAAAACTTTCTTCGGTTCGGTTGTTCTACCGAAATGATTTAATGCGTGTTCAATGTTTTTTTGTAGCCAATCATTCTGACAATTCAGCGAACAGAAATTTCCTTTGCCATAATAAAAACTAGAACGTCTACGAGTTTGATAACTCTTATTTCCTTTCGTGCCACGAATACGATCTTTCGTTTTATATTCGTGGCACAAGTTTCCTTGACAATATTTCATCTGTAAACTTTCTTGGCTTTTATTTTTTGTTGGATATCTAGTTTTAATTTTCTACCCAACTTTAAAAGGAAAGCGCAATATTCGTCCTCAAAATATTTATATTGTCCATAACCCACTTTAGTTAGGGATTTAATTTCTATCTTGATTAAATCCCTTAACGTGCATTTTTCTTTTGTATTTAATTGTGTCATTAAACCAAAGTCCTAGTTTGATTAATTTCCCAAGATTTACTTGCGGTTCTGTATTGAGGTTGACCATTGTTTACTTCTTCAGTTGCCCATACATCAATATACTTTTTGTATGGATAGCCGAATTTTTTATGTTTACCCTCAAAACAATTTTCATCAAGAGTTGCTTTACGTTCAATTATGCACTCGTGTTTTTTTGCATAATACTTAATATAAAAGATTGCTTTATTTATTGTCATTAGCCACCTTTTGATTATGAAACTTA